CTCGCTCGTTAGTCGCTAGAACTACGCCCGTAGTCGATGCCACTTTAACAGTGAACGTATACGATCCCGTGGTGCGATTATCTATCCAATACTGCTGAACAGTAGCGGGAATTATGATGGTCCTAGCGCCGGTCAAGACTCCTGTAAATTTGTACACTACCCTATTAAGTTGAGCGCCCGACAGCGTAAAATCGCCGGCACCGGCAACGGCAATTACCGTGTAATCAAAAGCAAAAGTCGCCGCTTGCCCAAAACCGATGGTATAAAAGTTTGTGCCGTCAGAGGCTATTATTGATGACTCGCCTGGTTGAAAGGATAAAGGAGAGGTTCCGTCTATCGTCGTTGTTCCCGAGGGAGTGACGGCTATCTGACCAGAGCCAGAGTTCCTTAGATACATAAACCAGTTATTTCCAACCGAAGCAGGAGCTGGCAGGGTTAAAACTCCTCCCGCTCCTGTCCAGTTAAACATTTTTGCTCGATCATTCGCGCCTGCTACATAATTCGCAGAGAATGCCGTTATTGGCACTGACTGAGACAGAAACGTGCCGACCGCGACTATTCCGGTTCCGGCCAAAGACGAAGCATTTGCAGTTGACGTTGTTGCGCCGTACTGCAAAAACTGCCAAACACCATTTGTCGTCGTGTTATCAGTAAGGTATACCTGCCAGAGCTGGCCTCCAGCAACTGTTCCTACCTGAACGCCGCCAGCATTTAGCACCGTAAATATTGCGGTGCCTTTATTGTTAAACAGAATTGTGTTTCCCGTTCCGCTTTTTTTAGCGTCAGGCAGTGTGATGTTAAAGCCAGCTCCAGTCGGAGTCACATCCATTATTCGTGTGGCTAAGTTAACGCTGGTAGAGGTTTCCTCCGGCCACGAAAGCGTTATGCTTGCGCTCAGGCTGACCGAGCTATAGCTTATCTCGCTGGGGTATATGTTTGCGCCCCCAAACACATCGGTATAACTGGGCATTATGCTTCACTCCTATTTGCGGATCGGTCCATTATCTTAGCCAGATCTTCGCCGTTTAATGCTTGAGCAGCCCTATCATACATTTCTCGCCACATCGGAACTCTCTCGTCATTCTTTAAGAATGGAGTCGCCTCCAAGAGCGCCGCGTAAAGCAATACGTCAGGAGCGTACTCAGTTAGCCAATTGCTTTGAAAGTCATCTCCGAGCAACGCAGGCTGTTCGTAGTATAAAATCTCTAGATTGCTCGCCGCGTTAGGCGTGGGAGTAATTAGCCAGTTCTGATAATCGTAGTCGGCATAAAATTCAGGCGTAGCGGTCTCAGACTCATCCGGCCAGTAATTTCTGCAGTATTCGTAAGATCGAGAAAAGATAGAAGACCCAGCAATATTCATTGAGGCCGTATCTCTCCACCTGTCAGGCTTTAAGTACGTCGAAACACCGATCGAAAGAGTAAGATTTACGGCGCGAATAAAGCCTTCTATTTTTAACTCGCGCGCAATACGCCTCTCTCCGAGCGTAATCAGGCGCGGGAGCTGGTCAAAAACAATCTGATCGCTCGCTTCAGTAAATCCTCGTTCTAGATATCGACGAAGGTCTACAAGAAGCGAGTCGTATGTCATTGTATAGCTCATGACGAGGCGGGGCTTGTAGGTTTAGTTGCAGGAAAGCCTGCTGTAGAAGGCCAGTCTCGGAGCAAAACTCTATAGCTTATATAGTCAGAATTTTGCGGATGATCGTTTAAGTTTGCAATCCAGTCTGATTCAAAAAGCTCTTTATCTCGCCACGTTCTTGCCGCTTCTTCTTCGGTAGGAGTTGAGACTACGACTTCGCTCCACTCGGAGCCGCTCCAAGTTCGACCGACATAAGATAGATCAAATGTAGGAATTGATATGTAGTTATGAGGTACGGCGTTTAAAGTTTGCTCATATCCTAGAATTCTTTCACAGACTCCGCCTTCATCTATTACTGCGTAATTTATATTAGACATACTCTATAACCTCAAAGTAAAGAACACCCGTTGACAAGGATTGCGGGGCAGTTCCAGCGAACGGAACATTCCCTAAAGTTGCCAGTAGTGTTGTGGCGCTGGTTAGCTTGACCCCTGCAGTCGGCGTTCCGGTTCCCAGTGAAGCGCCCGATGCACCGGATGACGTGGAGAAACCTGCTGCGCTGTTACAGCTTGCGCTAATAAAAGATTTTGTAACGTCTACCGAGTTAATTGTGGCGGTGGAATCCTGCCCTATTCCAGAGCTGCCTTGTATAGACATAGTCATTTGACCTCTCTGAATAGACTTTATCGGACTTGACCCTAATATTACGGCCATCTTGAAACTCCTTTAAATTTGTAAGAACCCGACAGCAACTGAAACGTAGACAAGCTGGCTGCTCTGTTCTGCGCTAAGCTCACCGTTCGCAGCCGTTGAGTTGATGTTATGTCCGTTCCGATCGACCGTCAATAATCCGCCCCCTGGGGCATTAACTAATACAACTGTATCGCCTACAGATGGGCTTGCAGGAAGTGTAATAGTAAACGCAGTGGCGTTGTTAGCTATTATTTGATCCCCAGTTACAGCGGTATAAGCAGAGGTTTTTACAAGCCACAAATTGTACGCGCCGACTGTCGAGGATGAGGAGGAAGTCCAGTTGGTTCCGTCGGAGGTGAGCACGTTTCCTGAAGTTCCTGGGGCAGCTAGTCCGGTGCCTCCGTTGGCCGCAGGAAGAGTGCCGGTAACTTGGCTCGTCAGATTGACGTTAGCTAATGTTCCTCCGAGAGTCAGGCTTCCTGATGTCGTGACGGTTCCGGTTAGCGTTATTCCGTTAACAGTGCCTGCCCCAGAAACAGAGCTAACTGTTCCCGTTCCGCTGCCTGCAGACGCCATCTGAGTGACTACGCCGGAAGAGTTCTTGTAGAATAACTTTCCGTCGTTTGTGTTTATCGCTAACTCGCCGTCTGCCAACTTTCCAGCAACGGGTACGGCTGAAGCAGTCGCAGTTCGATACAATTGTATTGGTGTAAATCCTGTCTCAGCCATTTCAGCCTCCGCGCATAAAAAATAAAGTTATTGTATGGGTTTTCCTAAAAACCATAGTCATTTAAAAGTTCTCCAATATTAAATCGGGTAGTGTTGCGGGTGTAATTCCATCTCTTAAAGACCCTGTTTCTAAGCCCTCACATATTCTTATTGTTCTATCCATTAACACCGTATCGTTACTACGATATTCAATTTTTTTTCTTACATCGTGCATACCTTTTAAGCCATCAACTTGCATACCTTTTAGGCGATAAAAATCATCTCTTTCAACATACTTTGTATCTACATTGTTTGTGTTATGTATAAACGGAGGCCAGCCGCAAAAACTATAAATTCTTTTTAATGTTTGCGAAGTGTTTTCCACCAAGTCCTGATACGAAACAAATATAAAACGATTGCTGTTACTTTCCCTTGCAACCTGTACTCCGGTTAATGGCTGTATTATTATCTCTTCAAATAGGTCTTTTTCACGCTGCTCTGTATAAATTCCATTACTTTTAAATATCCTTACTAAGGATTTACAAATTTCAACAATAGGGCGAACCATAACAATTATTTTAATATCATCGCCGACAAAATCATCAAGCAAAGAAGAACAGTCTGAATTTGTCCACGACCTAGATTTATCAACAACAATTTTTTCTTGCGAACTATTGTTTTTATAATAAGAGTGAGGCAGTTGAGAAATAATATCCTTTGAGGTGTGCAATCTATTGTTTGAAGCAAATATGTGCTTTATAGATTCACAAGTTTTTTCAGTCTGCCACATAAGTTCACACAGCCCAGAATAACCTTCTGAATGTATAGTCGGGTTTTGTGATAACAAGCTAGACAACAAGGTACTGCCTGTTCTTGGAAGACCGCTTAAACATACAAGTTGATCGAATGATTTAATTTAAATCACCTGTCTCTATGAATACCCAATTTGTTATCTCTTCATCCCACTCATAAAAACCTTCTACAGTGTTATCTGGTTTTTCGACAGGAGGTTCCCACTCAAAAGTTGTAGAGTTTAGGCTCCAGCTTGGAAAAGGCTTAGGGCTGTGAAAACCATCTGCTGTGGAGTCATAAATAAACCCAAGACCCGCAAAGTTTTTTCGTAGAGCTATGCCTCCATCAGGTTCTCCATCTTGCCCCAAATGGACATTTCCATGAGTATTATATGAGGTTTGAATCCATGCGCCTTCAAGACTATTTACAAAATCTTGTTCCGCAACAATGACATTAACAACAATCCCGTCTTCAACTTTTGCAAAATGACTCATAAGGGTGTAAACGTCCCTGAACTATTAAAAGTGTGTAAGGTATAACCCGATACAAATGTAATCGTTCCTCCGGTAGCCCTAGTCCCTCCTTCGTATTTAAAAATAGCAATACCTGATCCTCCGGGTGCAGGGCGATTTGGCGGGGCATACGCGGTCTGGGCACCACCTCCGCCACCACCGCCCGTGTTGGCGTATCCAGCTTGGTTGCCACGGTTGTAGTAATAACTATTTCCACTTCCACCGCCGGATGATCCTACACCGCCACGCGAGGCATCATTGCCCGAGCCACCGCCGCCGCCGCCTCGGCCTACGCTGTCAACATTACCGCTTCTGCCGCCACCGCCTGTCGAGCTAAAGTACGCATTCACATAACTCACCCCATTGCCACCAGCGCCGCCACCGCCGCCCCCTACATAACTCTGGTAAGTATTTACAAAATACCCAGCGCCGCCAGTATATCCTTGTCTTGGAGGCCCAACCGTTCCAACAGCGCCCGCTTGAGGAAAAGGGTATCCGCCCGATTGCCCGCCAGCGCCTCCGCCGCCAGCGCCTCCAATAGAAGGGAAAAAGGTACGCCCCGCGCCACCTCTCCCGCCACCTATCGATAATATAGTTGTTAGTCCTGCGCCTGTTACCGACGAGTCCACGCCTGGATTTCCCCCATTAGCGCCACCGGCACCAACAGTCACGGTATATGCTATGCCTGGAAAAAAGCTGGTAGCGGGTGTAATTCCATCTGTTACTGCTGTTAAATATCCTCCGCCACCACCACCCCCTGCTGGGCCACCCGTATGAGACGCTCCTCCGCCGGCAATCAATAACCATTCCACGGCTAAAGGGACTCCTCTTGAAGGATGACTACCAAATCCAAGTACGTTATAGCCAAAACTCATGTATCGCTCCTACCCGTCATTTGCCGCATCAGTGGTGAAGAATAACTTAATCCCAAGCAGTCGAGCGTCACCAGTTTGGGTGTCCGCTGAAACATCTCTAGAGATTTGAAAGTATGTCATCGTGTCTACTGCCGCGCCAGGAATTGTGACCGCTCCACTAACTGCCGACACAGTCATGTTATTAGACGTACCGCTAAATGCTTTAGCTGTAGCTACAACTTGAGTTCCAAACGCAGTGTTAATACTGGCATTATCTGCAAAGGATATACCACTTAATCCCCATGCAACTGTTCCAGTGTCAGTTCCAGTTACTGTCCAAAAAGCCTGAAAAGTAACTGTTCCCTCATTCCAAGACTTTGGAAACGCAACAGTAAACTGAGCGTTCTCAGCAGAGCTTGGGTCAAAGTCCAAACATTTAAGCTCTGGCCCATTTGATAGCTCAATTTGCTCAAGATTGGCAGAGCCGGCAGTTGTGTTTGGGTATATCGCTGCGGCTGGCACATAGATAGTTTCAAGCCCCGCCGTTCTTATTACACTAGCAACGCCGTCTAACCTATTAATTTCTGCGGCAGTTGCCGTCACACCATCAAGGATATTAAGTTCTGCTGCTGTGGAGGTGACAGCAGTACCGCCCAAGGTAAGCGCACCAACTACGGTTACCCCAGCATCTGCCGTGAGCAGCCCTGTAACGTCCAGCGTTCCCGCAATATCAATATTGTTGGCAAGCTGTGCTCCCGTTACAGCGTCGAGTGCTATCTTTGAAGTAGTAACGGCTAGGTTAACTATATTTTGAGTATTGACAATATTAGGTTCTAGCTGCTCCGATGTCAGAGGTACGTCTGAAGGTTGATTGCCGATGTACGAATTAGACATTATGTTATCTCCAGAATGCTCAGCACTGCATCAATCGAAGAAGCAGAGCTTGAGTTAACCTTTATAGAATCTCCCGTAACAAGCACTATTTTTTGGTTTCCGCCAATAGGGACGAGAGCGCCGCCAAGAGGAATGGGCGCGTTTTTTACTAAGTAAAAGTCAGCCGATCCGTTATTTAATGTTACGTCTACAGTTATTAGCGCAGCGGTTGTGTTTGATACGGTTAAGCCGATCACCGTTGCTTGAGTTGAAGACCCAACAACATAACCGCCTACAGCCGTCAACGCGGTGCCAACTCCCGTAGATAGTTTTCGTGCAAATACGTTAGCCATTTATTTCTCCTATCCTAATGCAATCGCTAATGCAATCACGTCGTCAGTAGTCACTCCAACCGCTGGTGTGGCCGAGGTCCAATTTGTGCCGTCGGAGGTTAAAACATTTCCGCTTGCCCCCGCCGCTGTCAATCCTGTCCCGCCGTTTGCTCGAACTAATGTTCCAGCTAAGGTTACATCTCCGGTAGCTCCTGAGCTTGGAGTAAGCCCTGTGCTTCCTGCGCTGAAAGTTGCAACCGCAGAAGTAACAGCGGAAGTCCAAACAAAAGCAGCGCCATTCCATTTTAAAAAGGTGTTAGTTACTGTGGGAGCTGTTAAAAAATTACTCGCCCCAGAGCCTGTATTATATACTATGCGATTGGCAGCTCCTCCAACGACGTTGTTTGCGCTCGTAGCCGTAGTTGCGCTTGCAGCCGTTCCAGATATTGATATATTCCAATTTCCCGTAGCGCCAGTTCCGTCAGTTGCGGCTGCGCCCACATTTGCCGCAGTTAAGACAACAACGCCTGTCTGACCGTTCACCGATACAACAGTGTTGGACTGATCAAGTTTCTGCCAGACAGCGCCGCTAAATACAGCCCAGTCACCCACGGCCCAGTCGGTTATACCGTCTAGATTAGTCGTGCCGGCTACATCAACAATGTAATAATGTCCCGAAGTACCCGTTCCTGAAGCTAAAGTGGGAGTATTTGTTGCCGCATTCCATGTGCCTTGAAAGTCTAAACCTGTCTGAAAAGACGTTGTTGAAACGCCGGTTACTACGCCTTTGGCGTCCACAGTAACGACGGGTATTAACGATGAGCTACCGTAAGTCCCAGCCGTTACGCCAGAAGCCGGAAGATCAGCGTTGACCATTGCCCTAAAGGCTGTAGGAGCATCAGCTCCAGCCGCTGGTCCTCCGTAGAACAAGTTTGCCGGCTGATCGGTCGCAATTAAAGCAGACCCCCATGTCGGCGCTCCGGCACCGCCGGAAACTAGCACTTGCCCCGAAAGCCCTACAACACTGAGGCTAATGTCATTTCCGCCGCCGTAAGCAACGCCACCTGGCGTGTTAGTGTTTGACCTTCCGGTGCCGCCTTGGTCGATCGGCAGCGTACCGTCAATTTGATCTTGATTACTGAGGTCTACAGGAGGGTGCCGGTGATCTCCCCTAGAAAGCTCGTTTAAAGTACCCGCTGAGCCGTTAGTAGTTCCCGCCAGAGGTGCCGTGTCTTCAAAGTCAGCGGTCAAAGTTACGTTAGCGTTAAGGTTACCTCCGCCTTCTAAGCCTGCTCCGGCTATGATCTGGCGGCTTATAGGAACATAGCCCGTTAGTGTGGCCGCAACAGAGCTTATCGCTGTGATGCGCCCTGTGGCGTCTACGGTCAAAACGGGAATAGCGGTCCCGCTACCATAAGTTCCTGCAGCAGCTCCGCTTGTCGCTAGTTGCGTAGACCCGATACCTCCGTTCGCAACGCTTAGCGTCACGGTAGTGGCTAACGATCCGCCGCCTGTCAGGCCGGTTCCGGCAAGAATTTGTCGAGTCGTTGGAACGCCTGCAACTTGAAGCAAGTCTCCCGCGCGGACTTGATAGCTTACGCCTTGATAAGTAAAAAGAAGCAGTCCGTCAGGCGATGCCTCTGGAGCTACGGGTAACTGAGTTACCCTGCTAGGTATTAAATTACTAGGAACGTCTACGGTCATTAATCCATCTCCAAAAACTTATTGCCGTCTTCAGTGACAATAAATTCATCACCAGCCTCTTGGATAACTCCAGAGGGATGCGTGTCTATGTTGGT